CTTTATAAGAATTATTGGCAAATAAACATCAGATCCAAGATTGGAATAATGTTTAAGTTTTTTATTTTTAAAAGTTTTAACCTCTACTTCTTTAGATAATATCATCAATATTATATATCAAAATTAAGGTTTAAAGTTATTTGCCATTGAACTCATTTGGCTCATATATGATCCAGGATTGAAATTAGGCATGGATTTATTCTGTTGATCTTCTTCTTTATTTCTCTGCTTTTCTTCTTCATCAGTAAGATCATTTATAATAGAAACGCTCTCTTCTAACATCCAAAATGGCCAATCGTTCATTGAACACTCATTTACATGATAATGCTTCTGAAGAAGTAGTTTATTTTTTAATAAAGCTCTCAAAGGCATCATGAATAACGAAAAGACCTGACGATCCGTTGGGAAATGTCATTTCAGTGCGGATCTCCACACCGCACGAATAACATTGTTTTTTTAATTCTTTTATACCAAAAGTCATTTTACTTACAGCAGCATTCAAGAATTGGAAAGATACATCATCCATTTCCTGAAATTCTTTGAGTTTTGCTTTCACACCATCATTTGTTATAGAGTTTCTACCATTTAACATAAATGGTATTATTTTAAGGAAAGCAAGATTCGCTTGTCTTTTTTCTTGATTTTCCTTAATGATATAATCAGTAAATGATTTTTGTATTCCAATATTAGGTGGAGTAAGTTCAAATTCTTTATCATTTATTGTTCTGAATATGAATGTTCCTTTTCCCTTTGAATAGAAGTTCAAAAGTTTTTCATCTATTTGATGGAAAGCAAAATTCTGTCTTTTTAATTCAATTGAATTTTCTGCACCACAAGTACAAGTAAGCGTTACAGCCAATGAATTTCCCTTTTGAAATGTAAGTTCTCTTATAAGGAATATAGTGTAAAGTCTATCTTGGTCCTTTAAATCCAAGAAAGATCCCATTTTACCATCAGAATATTTTATTCTTACACATGATTGTAACATATCATTCATCTTTTCAACAATATCATAGAAGTTATTGTCATCGACCATTGAATAAGATTGAATTTCTTTTACTTGTGCTGCTCTTACCATAAGAGCGGTTCCAGCTGGATAGAACATTCCACAAGGAAGTTCTTTTACATCAACTGATACAAATTGTAAATCTTCGACTCTTGACGAGTTTGTTTGATTATTTGTCATAGAATCAAATATATCAGTTGGAGGTTTTACTTTTTGTGATTCTATTTCTTGTATGTGTTGTTTTAGATATTCTTCTTCAGACATTTTATCATTAGACATATATTTGTAATTATTTTTTGTAATTTATATATACAAATAATATTTTGCCCCTTTTAAAAAATATTTATTGTATTAGTATAGTTTCTCAAATTTTATTTTTCCACAATCCCATATTTTAGGAATGTTTAAATTCTTTTCGGATATTCCAGTTCTTGATTTTCTAAAAGATGATTTATGGATTCTAACTTTTTTAGAAATATATTTATAATCTGGTTTAGTTTCATATATCTTAGTGAAATTCAATTTTTCATATAATTCTCCTACTGACCAGTCTTTATCAGCATAAGATATTATTCTATTTGGTGAATTCACTTCGATGAAATAATTCAAGAGTTTAGAAGCACCTCCAATGATAGAATATTCTAACTTATTACAGAATCTCGAAAGATTCCATTCTTTTGATGACATGGTTTTTCTTCCTTCAAATCTATCAAAACACATTATTGATACTAATTCATTTTTATAATAAAGTCCGTAGGACAATTTTATACTTGAATATGATCCTTGGATATGATTTTCTTCTAAAAAACTTTGTGTTTCTTTAAAATTAACACTCTTTATTTCACATTTTCTTCCACCTATTTTAGTTGATAGATTAAGTAAATTTCTTATCTGACTTTTAATTATATCTTTCTTTAAATCCCAGTCATCCTCCCATATGTGTATTATTCTTATTCCCTTATTCATAAAGAAATTTGTTTTTTCTATGTGATACTTTTTGTCCTTAAAAATATCAGAATGATAATAAAGTCCGTTGAATTCAAATCCAATTTTATAATCTGGAATATAAATATCAATTTCTAAAACATCTCTCCATTGTTTTATACATTCAACGCCGAGAGATTTAATAAATTCCAATAACTCTTTTTCTTTTAGTGATGATGATTCTCCGATAGGATTACAAACAGTGCAAATATTTTCAAATTCTTCCTTTCTTGATGAATAGTTATTTTTATGTATAGAGAATGTGTGTCCTAATTCACACTTAAATATAGAAAATCTATCACCTGCGTATTCGATATAATTTAGATCCTGTGATAATTTATAATGCAATTTTCTAAATATCTCACTTTTTGTATTTGAATCAGATCCCCAATTTTTCTGGAGTGTTTCACCTATTTTTTCTGATATTTTTTCAGAAGCAAATCCAGTGCCTCCCCATTTTTCTAAATTTGTCAATTTTATCTTTTCTTTTATTGATTCTAATTTAGCAGGAGTTTCTGTGCCCCATTTTTCTAAGTTCGATTCAATTATTTTTTCTGATATTTTTTCTGATGCAAATCCAATACCTCCCCATTTTTCTAAACTTGTTAACCTTGCTTTTTCTTTTACTATTTCATTTTGCATTGGATTCTGGACTCCAAATTTCTCTAAATTGGTTTTCTTTGATTTTTCTTTAAAATGGTCAGTTTGTGTGTAATTCTGGACTCCCCATTTTTCCAAATTTTTTGATTTTATTTTTTCTTTTATTTCTTCCGATTGAAAAATATTACGAATACCTGATTCTTCGAAAAGAATCTCAGATTTTTTTTGATAAGAACATTTTTGAGAACAAGCATATTTTTCCCCAGTTTTTAAACTCTTATTATAATTACTATAAGATAATTTTTTGACATTTCCACAGAAATCACATTTTACTTCTATGATAACATTAGAACTATTTGATAAATTTTTGATTGGAACTGATAAATCACTATCAATAACTGGATCATATCCAAGTTTTTTGTAAAAACTATAGTTTTTCTTAGTAATAGGAATATCTACTTCTTCTGTTATTAGCATCTAATTTATATACTTTTCTCTTTTCTATTTAGATCATTCAATATAGTTTCAATATTTTTATAATCATGAAATGGTATCCTGATCAATTTAATATTTTTTAAAATACAATATTCATTTTTAATTTTATCATTTTCTTTCATATACTCTAAGTTTCCTTCACCAAAATATTCATTTTCCACAAAGTGATGCTCTCCATCATACTCAATACACATATTCAATTCCGGTAAATAAAAATCAAATCTTAATCTCTTAACTCTTTTACAATCTTCAAATTCATAATTTCTTTTGAATTGAATATTTATATTTTCTAAAAAGGATTTTACTCTATCTTCTCCTCTCGATGTAGAATTACACTCTGAACAACCATGTCCATATTCATGAAAATAAAGATATTGAGTAAAGACACCGTGATTTGGACAAACTATATTAATAAATCCCTTTGTAACCGATAAATTTTTATACTCGTATTTGTTATTATGAATATTTTTGAGATTCTCTAATCTTTCTGGACTTAGTTCTGTTAGTTTATGTTTATCCCTGGCACAAGTGTCACATCCTTGTTTCATATGTATGTGATTACTAACTCTTATCGTTATTTCACCGTGATTTGGACATATTATAATTATTTTACTTCTTACATTTTTGAATTCAGTTTTTGAATAATCAAATTTATTTCCGTGTATTTCAATAGATTTATCAATGAATTCTTGTTTTGTTAATTTTTTCATCTTTAATATATATTAAATTGTATGTCTTTTGGAAAAAAGTCAGTTTTTCATATCAATATATAATAGAGACTTAAATAGATATGATATATAAATCATAACTAAATAGTTAAATAAAAAATAATTTAGATAAATGCCATTACCACATTTTACTCAACTCCAAATGACGGGTTCGCCTGGCGGACCTGGTACACAACCACAAGAGGTAGTTTATAAGAATCTGTTTGAGATTACTTTTATATTACCTACAATATTACAAGCACAAGGTAGAGATGCTGTTCTTTTACTTCAACAGGCTTC